ATAGACCACATGCCAAGGATTGCCCTCATGATAGTGAAGGTAAAGTAATTGTAGATTTAGCACATCCTCATATTATTGAGGATTCTGATTATTTTAGGCAGCCAGCAATTCATTTTATGAAACATGGTTGCTATACTCTATTAAGACCAAATAGTAATCCTCACTCAGAATATAGGAAGTTCTGGGCAGAAGAAAAGAGAAGGTGTTATGAAGGGTATGTAAGAGAGAGTGATGGTGAGTGGGTTACTGGATTATGTTATTGGTTTCTTAATTATAATCCTATGCTTGTCAATATGATTGTAAAAGGCTCAAAAAGAGCAAATCGTATTGAGTCATTCCCATTCTTTTTTGAAGGTATATATTGGAGATTTCACTATCTTCAACAGGCTAAACTTGAAGGACAGCATGCTATTGAGTTAGCTAGAAGACAGTGTGCTAAATCATATTCACTCTCATCTATTATGACTCATAATCTTATATTAGGTGAAGCAGACCCAGACCCAGATACTCATAGAAGAAGAACTACAGTCCTAACAGCTTATGAAAAAGAATACCTAAAGGATGATAAGGATGGTACTTTCTCAAAATTTAAACCTGCTTTAGGATTTATATTTACCCACACTCCCTTCCCACACTTAATGCTTAAGAGGTCTCCTAATGAAATGTCTTGGCAAATGGGATATATTAATGAATTAGGAGTTGAGGCAGGTTCTCTAAATCAAGTACTTGGAGTATCAGCTAAGGATAATCCTGATAAGCTTAGAGGTAAGAGAGGTTGGGTACTATTTGAAGAGATGGGTTCTTTTAAAGGTCTTTTGGCTCTTTATGACACAACAAGAAAGGGTGTAGAAGATGGTAATTATGCTTTTGCTACTATGTACTTAGTAGGTACTGCTGCAGAAGACGAATCTGATTTTACGTCTGCAAAGACTCTTTTATATAATCCAGAAGGATATAATATCTATTCAATTAAGAATGTATTTGACAAGAAGGGTCAAGGTAAGGCAAACTTTGGATTTTTCTTTCCTTCTTATATAAATAGGTCAGGATGTTACAACAAAGATGGAGTATCTGATGTTATTAAAGCTCTTCTGGAAATTTTGCTTGCACGTTACAAGGCTAAGTATTCAGCAGACCCTCAGTCAGTCTTAAGAGTTATAGCAGAAGACCCAATAACTCCTGCAGAAGCTATTATTAAAGTTAAAGCTGCATACTTTCCAGTAAATGCTTTGAATGAGGCTCTGTTTCAATTAGACCAAAATCCAAATGCCTTTAATGATGTATATGTTGGAGAGTTGGTACAGAAGGATGGAGAAATTATATTTAGACCTACTGCAGATACTCCTATACATAAGTATGGAGTAGACAATTCTACAAGAGGGGCCCTTGAGATTTTCCAAATGCCAGAGAAGAATAGAAATGGTGAAGTCTTTAGTGGAAGGTATATTATAGGACATGACCCTGTAGATAATGACCAAGCAGAGTCTTCATCATTGAGCTCTACGTTTGTATTTGATTTATTTACAGACCAAATAGTAGCAGAATATACTGGTAGACAAGCATTTGCAGATGATAACTTTGAAATTGTGAGGAAGCTATGCATATTTTATAATGCTAAGTGTTTGTTTGAATCCAATAAGAAAGGTATATTTGCATACTTTGCTAAGATGAATTGTACTCATTATTTGGCAGAGACTCCAGAGTATCTTAGAGAAAAGCAATTAGTTAAGTATAGTGCTTTTGGAAGTAGTAAATATGGTGTAAATGCATCTGCAGCAATTAATGATTACGCTAATGGACTTTTAAGAGATTGGTTACTAAAGCCAGTTACTGTACAGTATAAGAATGAAAATGGACAATTCGAAGAGCATAATATACCTACTTTATATAATATAAAGAGTAGGGCCCTTTTAGAAGAACTCATTGCTTATACTCCAGAATTAAATGTGGACCGTATTAGAGCTATGGGTATGGTAATGCTTTATAGACAAGAGAAAATTATTGTTTATCAAGGAGATATGTCTGCAGAAAGAGAAGAAAAAGCAGATGCTAGCTATTTAGGAAATGATACATTCTTCTCTAGAAATTATGATATGAAGACTAAAAGACAGTAAATTTAGCAAAAGTTAAGAATACCCTTAATTTTTTATTTATTCTGTTGGATTATTATAATATATTCTTTACATTTGCACCAAATTTAAAAGAGTCTATATGAGAGATATTTATAGAGGATTTCCACCTCAACAATTAGCATTTACTTCTAAGGGAAAGAAGTGGAGAAAAGCATGCGTTGATTGGGGAACTGACCAAGCTACTATCACATATAGTCCTGTAAGAAAATCTGTACTTCATAAAAAGATTAATTACGACTTACTGAATGGGATTTTGCATATGCAAGACCTCCAGTTAGTCATTAATCCAGATAGCCTTGATGCTGATTTTATACCTGATAGGATAGCACATTATCCTATTATGAACTCTAAGTTGAATGTTCTTAGAGGTGAAGAAGCCAAGAGAGTATTTGATTTTAGAGTTGTAGTAACAAATCCTAATGCAATCTCTGAAATAGAGAATGAAAAGAAACAACAAGTATTTGCTGCTCTTCAGCAATTAATAGCTGAACATTCAGAGTCAGAGGAAGAGTTTAATCAAGAACTTGAAAAGTTAGGAGATTACTTTACTTATGAGTGGCAGGATATGAGGGAAATTAGGGCTAATGCTTTACTTCAGCATTATATGAAGGAGTATAACATACCCAATCTTTTCAATCAGGGTTTTATGGATGCGATGGCTGTTGCAGAAGAGATTTATCAATGTGATATTATTGGAGGAGAACCCACTATTGAGAGACTTAATCCCTTGAAGGTCAGAGTATTTAAGTCAGGATACTCAAATAAAATAGAAGATGCTGATATGATTATACTCGAAGATTATTGGTCTCCGGGTAAAATTATTGATACCTATTATGATGTATTAACTACAAGAGATGTAAAGTATATAGAAAGTATTCCATTTGCAAATGATGCTGGTGACACTGATTCTATGGATAATATTGATGAGAGAAAAGGCTTCATTAATACCCACATGATTGGCGATGTTATCAGTGATACTTACTCTTTTGACCCAGAATTGCTGTTTACTTCAGATGAAGTAGATAGTCTTATGCCTTATGACATGTCTGGAAATATAAGAGTTTGCAGAGTATTCTGGAAGTCAAGAAGGAAGATTAAAGAAGTTAAATCTTATGACCCAGAGACTGGGGAAGAAATTTATACTTTCTATCCTGAGACTTATGTTTGTGATGAATCTCTTGGAGAAGAAGAAAAGATATTCTGGATAAATGAAGCTTGGGAAGGCACTAAGATAGGCAGTGATGTTTATGTTAATATGAGACCTAGAGTCATTCAGTATAATAGGCTTAGCAATCCCTCAAGATGTCACTTTGGAATTATAGGCTCAATATATAATTTAAATGACAATAGACCATTCTCTATGGTAGACATGATGAAGCAATACAATTATTTGTATGATGCTATTCATGACAGACTGAATAAACTTATGGCTAAAAACTGGGGTAGAATTATTACCCTTGATTTAGCAAAAGTTCCTAAAGGCTGGACTATAGATAAGTGGATGTATTATGCTAAAACTAATGGTCTCGCTGTAACTGACTCATTTAAAGAAGGTAATATTGGTGCTGCAACAGGTAAATTAGCAGGTGCTTTAAATAATGCTTCTTCTGGAGTAATAGATGCAGAGTTGGGTAATTCCATACAACAGCAGATTAATTTGCTTGAATTTATCAAGTTGGAAATGTCTGAGGTTGCAGGTATTACTAAACAAAGAGAAGGACAAATTGCTAACAGAGAAACTGTCGGAGGTGTTGAGAGGGCTACTTTACAATCTTCACACATCACTGAATGGCTATTTACTTTACACGATGACCTTAAAAGAAGAGTACTTGAGTGCTTTTTAGAGACTGCTAAGATTGCTCTTAAAGGTAGAAGTAAGAAATTTAATTACCTGTTATCTGATAATTCACTTCAGATAGTTAAGATAGATGGTGATGAGTTTGCTGAATGTGACTACGGTCTTGTAGTTGATAACAGTGGTGCTACTCAGGAGCTTAATCAGAAGTTAGATATGTTGGCACAGGCTGCTCTTCAGAATCAAGCACTTTCATTCTCTACTATTATGAAGCTTTATAGCTCAAGTTCAATTGCTGAAAAGCAGAGATTTGTTGAAAGAGATGAGAGGGATATGAGAGAAAGAGCACAGCAAGCACAGCAAGAACAGCTTCAGGCACAACAACAGCAGGCACAGTTACAAGCAGAAATGCAGCAGGCTGAAATGCAGTTGAAAGACCAGATGAACAATAGAGATAATGAAACTAAGATTTTGGTAGCAACTATATCAGCTAATGCTAATGTGGATGATGGCATAGAAGAGCCTGTTTACTCTCAAGAAGCTAAAGACAAATTAATGGAGCAAATGAGAGAGTTTGATGCTAGACTTCAACTTGATAAAGAGAGACTTTCTTTTGACAAGTCAAAAGCTGTTACAGATGCTAAATTAAAAGAAAAACAAATAAATAAGAAACCTACATCAAGTAAATAAAAATGGAACATATTTGGGAAATAGTAGGATACCTAGCAACAGCTTTTGCAGGCACCTTTTTTGGTTGGCTCTTTGGTCGGAAAAAATATAATGCTGAAGTAGAAGGTACTAGAGTACAAAACTTTGATGCTGCTATAGAAGCATACAAGAAGATGTATGAAGACATGATTTCTGACCTTAAAGAGCAAAATGGAGAATTAAAGGAAGAGGTTGATAGTTTAAAACAAGAGCTTTCAGAGAATAGAAAGCAGATTATAACACTCACTAATTTTGTATTGGCAAGTGCTATTCAAAGAGGTGAGAACACAAACAATTTTGAAGATTTAAAAGAAATAATTAAATAATTATGAAAAAGAGAATTAAATTGTACATTGAGTGTGGTGACATTAATTATGTGAAACCTGGTGAATATTTTGCAACACTTTCCCCTGATGGTAAAACAATAGTATCTCTTCAGCAAAGACAAGATGACCTTTCTATGAAAACTATTGTATCAACACCAGTTCCTACAGAGGAAAAAACTGTAAGTAAGAGTCTTGCATCACTTAAGGCTGGAGACAGTTTTAATGTTACTCCTACATCCGGAAAAACTATGAGTAAAGTCACAGTTACTATTTCTGCATAATATGTAATTTATGATGTTAAATGTAATCAGAGATTTATTACTTAAAATAGTTGAAGATATTGATTGTGACAATAGTAATCTATCTGAAGATGAAGAAATAGAAGTTATTAAATTACTACGTAAGTATACTAAAAAGGATGTTCCAATAAGTAAATATCAAGCCTATACTTACTTAAATATAAGTAGAGCTACATTTGATAATTTAGTAAGAGCTGGAGAATTACCTAAAGGAAGAAAGATTGCAGGATTTAAAGAACTTTTTTGGTATAAGCGAGACTTAAATAAATATATAAAATCTTTATGAAATGGCTCAAGAAGATAGATACTACTTAGGCAGTGACCTAAAGTTTAAAATAGAGATTACAGCAGCTGGCTTTGACCAAGCCACTGATGATTATACTGTAGATTTGTATTGTGGTAATAAGAAAATTGCCTATACACGGGCAGACATAGTGGAGCAAGCAGGAGACTACTATCTTCTTGTTAATACCTCTCTTCTCAAACCAGGAATTATGAAATTGGTTATTACTGCAATGGTTCCTGATAATACCTTTGCTTCAGGTGTTAGAAGAGAAGTGGAAGTCAAAACAATAGGGGTTATTAAAAGTATAAACTAATGGGATGTCTTACTGCTGCAATTTATACTGCGTTCCTATATGATATTGACAGCAGTATAGAGAATAAAAATGCCAAGGTAGAAGCCGTTGTTGATAGTTACTCATCTACACCAGAAGTTAATTTACTTTTTGATGATGTATTTGAAGTTCAAATAGGCAACTTTAACTTGCCTCCCTCTGCTTCCACTTTTTATATTGCTCAAACCTTAGATATTCAAGTAAGTTTAGTATGCTCTACTGCAAGTGGAGAATATGAATTTCTAAGTGTTATTGAGGGCAACATTATTACCATAGATGGACAATATATAAGAGTTTTGAGAAATGGCATATAATTTAAATAGAACTGGAGATAATGTTGCTGAACTTCTCAATCGAGTAGCAGACAAAACAATATACTTAGATGCTACTACTTCAGAGCATGGCTTAATGTCTGTTGCAGATAAGTTGAAATTGGATTCTCTTACTGAAGTACAGTATGCTACAACAGACTTTTGGGATAACTGTAGAGGATATATTCCTGAGAAGGGTCAAATTATAGTATACTCAGATTATAGAACTTACGAAGAGGATGGTAAAACAATTACAGTTCCAGGAATTAAAGTTGGTTCTGGGAATGGTTATGTGCAAGATTTAGCATTTATTGGAGAAGACATAGTTAAAGAATTAATAGACCACATAAATGACCATATAGTTCATGTCACACCTGAAGAAAGGGCTTATTGGAATAATAAGTTAAATGTGAATGATAGACAAGAAGTCATTGGAGAAGCTTTAGTATTTAACCGACATTAATAATTAAAAATGGCAGAAATAAGTAAAATTAGGTTGCCTAGTGGCAACGAATATGAAATTAAGGATGCAGTAGCCAGAAGTATGATTTCTGGTGGAGTATCCTTTATAGTAGCTTGGGATGGTACTAGTACTCCCACTGTAGCTAACATCCCTGCAGGTGTTGTTGTCACATACAATGGCACTAATTACACTGGTACTTTAAGTGCAAGTTCAGCACAAGCTGGTGCATTCTACCTCGTGAAGAGTTCTACTCAGAAGGGCGGAACACTTGATGTATATGATGAATATGTTCCTATCGGAAGTGGAACTAAAACTTGGGAAAAGATTGGAGATACCCAACTTGACCTTTCAGATTTAGGGGCTCTTGCATATAAGGATACTGTTACTTTGAGCAAGGGCACAAAGACAAACGTACTTGGAGCAAGTACTACATTTACTGCATCAGCTCCTTCGATATCAAGCTCAGTTGTTGAGGTGCCAGTAACTGGGGTAA